GATCTGCTGAAGATCCTGAAAACGATGAAAATGCGGCTTTCAGATCTGTAGTAGTAGTTGCTAATCTAATTGAGCTACAATCGTAAAGCTAGAATAGGAGAACAATAATGGCAATATCACGATCACAACTAGTTAAAGAACTAGAGCCAGGTTTGAACGCACTGTTCGGCTTGGAATATAAAAGGTATGAAAATCAGCATGCTGAGATTTATACTGAGGAATCATCTGACAGAGCTTTTGAAGAAGAAGTTATGTTATCTGGTTTCGCAAACGCACAAGTAAAAGGTGAAGGTTCAGGTGTATCATTTGATGAAGCACAAGAAACTTTCACAGCTCGTTACACTCACGAGACTGTAGCTTTAGCGTTCGCAATCACTGAAGAAGCGATTGAGGATAACTTGTATGATAGACTTGCGTCTAGATATACAAAAGCTTTAGCTAGATCTATGAGTAATGCTAAACAAGTAAAATCAGTCGAGCCTCTAATTCAAGGTCTTCCAACTACGGATAACTTTGATTCAGGTGACGGTGTATCTTTATTTAATACATCACACCCAACAGTGGCTGGAACTTTTGCTAATACTTTAGCAACTCAAGCTGACCTTAACGAAACTTCATTGGAGCAGTCTTTAATTGACATCGCTGCGATGAGTGACGAAAGAGGTTTAAGAATCGCTGCTAGAGGAATAAAAATGATTATTCCTTCTGAGCTACAATTCACAGCTGAAAGATTGATGAAGTCTCAAGGTAGAACTGGAACAGCTGATAATGATGTCAATGCAATCGTATCTATGGGTATGATTCCGCAAGGATACAGAGTTAATAACTATTTAACTGACTCTGATGCATTTTATATCTTAACAGACGTACCTAATGGTATGAAAATGTTCAACAGAGCTCCATTGACAACTGCAATGGAAGGCGACTTTGATACTGGAAACGTTAGATACAAAGCTAGAGAAAGATACAGCTTCGGCGTATCAGACCCTAGAGGTATCTTCGGCGTTGAAGGTGCGTAATCAATAAATTTTATGGGGCCGCCTTAAAACGGCCCCATTTACAATATAAACGGTGAGATTCATGAAAAATTTTTTAGTTAACATTTGGGCATACAATTATCATGCCAAATTTGAAGTATTATCTGAAGATAATGCAGAATCCCTAGAAAATGCAATCCTTGACAAACTTGGAGAAAAGAGTATAAAATGGGAAGATCTTGGAAATAGTTATAATGACAAGATCAACAGAATAACCTATGAGGAGGTTATACATGATACAAGACCTATACAAACAAAAAAGGTCCTTGGAGTTGAAGTGGGAACAGGAGCATCTATCTAATGGTAGATATACTCTTGAGATGGTCAAAATTGATGATAGAGTCAAAGAGATCATTACAAAGATCAAGCTAGAAGAAGCTGAGATAGCCCACAGGCAAAATACTATTGAAGGTGCCGCTCCACAAGTTTCTGTAGCTACTTAATCAAAAGCTACATCGTTGGAATAAATCCACTCCACACTACAGGCTCTCTTGCACTCTACTAAAAACTAGTATATAAATTACTCACTATACATAATAAATGTTAAATGTAGACGCGTATAGTCGACAACCCTAGGGACTACATTTAAAATATCTAGGAGGATATTAATATGGCAACAACTACATTTTCGGGACCAGTAAAAGCGGGAACGATAAGAGAAGGAGCTAGTGCAAACGCAGGTTTTGTATTAATGGCTCAATCAGCAGTGATAGATATCATTGGTGCAACAGCTACAACAAACGTAGGAATTATTCCTGCAAATTCACAAATTGTAGATGTAGTATTAAACGTTACAACTGTTTCTAACGATGGTGGAACTGCAACAGTTCAAGTTGGACATGCAGGTGATACTGATGAGTATTTACCAGCTACTAACGTAAAAGCTTTAGCTACAACTAGAGGTACTATACAAACTGATGGTACAGACATTGGTACATCAGACCAAACTGTAACTGCAACTTACACAGCAGCTAACGGTGATGGTACTACAGGTGCAGCTACTGTTACTGTTTTGTACATACAAAATAATAACTTAAGTTAATAAATAATTAGTGTGGGGCTTCGGCCCCACATAAATTTAATGGAGAAAAATTATGGCAACATCAGATCAACAGTTTTCTACAAGAACTTCTGACGGTAGATTTGGTAGAGCAACAGACGCATCATCTAATTTTATTGGACCAGCTAGAATAACTTATATTCAAGTTGAAGGCGTAGCTAACAGTAACATTAAACTTTATGATGGAACAGATGCAACTGGGGCTTTAGTATTCGAAGGTAATTGTGGAACTGAAGGGTTAGACATTTATGTACCAGGAAGTGGTATCAGATGTAGAACTGGAATATATTTAGATTTAACTAATACTACTTCGGTTACTATCGGATATACTGGCTAGGAGGCTAAATGGCTAACACTACCTCTCAAACTACAACGTTTGACAAAACGTTTTCTATTGATGAAATAATAGAAGACGCTTTTGAACGTATTGGTTTAAATTCAGTAGCTGGTTATCAAATGAAATCAGCAAGAAGATCCCTTAACATTTTATTTCAAGAATGGGGTAATAGAGGTATTCACTATTGGGAAATAGGTGAACTTGATCTTGATTTAATTCAAGGACAAGCTGAGTATAAATTTTTTAGATCAGCTGCAGATGGTACGAGTGCTACTTCAAATCCAAACGGTATTTATGGAATATCCGATGTTCTTGAAGCACAGTTAAGAGGTAATAGAACTCAAACTACTCAATCAGACAGCCCTATGACTAAAGTTGATAGATCAACTTATGCAGGTTTTTCAAATAAACTTTCACAAGGAACACCTAATCAATACTGGGTTCAAAGATTTATAGATCATGTTAGTATCAGTATTTATCCTACACCAGATTCAACTAATGCATCTAAAGATATGCATTTCTACTACATAAAAAGAATTCAAGATGTTGGAGATTATACAAATGCAACAGATGTTCCATTTAGATTTGTGCCTTGTATGACTGCAGGACTAGCTTTTTATTTAGCACAAAAATATCAACCACAATTAGTTCAACAAATGAAACTATATTATGAAGATGAATTAGCTAGAGCATTAGCAGAAGATGGTTCAGCTTCGAGTACATTTATTACACCTAAAGCTTATTACCCAGGAGCATAATGGCAAAGTACGCAACAGGAAAACATTCAAAAGCAATATCTGATAGATCAGGTATGGAGTTTCCGTACAGAGAAATGGTTAGAGAATGGAATGGTGCATTTGTACATGTATCTGAATATGAACCAAAGCAACCACAACTTGAACCAAAACCAATAGGTGGTGATGGTATTGCATTATTAAATGTTAGACCAGATAGAACAGAACCTATTACAACTGTAATGATTTCTAATAATGGTTTTGAAACATATGAAGCAGGATCTGGAATTATAAATGTTTTTTCTCCTGGACATGGTTTAACAAATGGAACAACTTATTTATTTAGAGGTCCACCAACAATTTCACCTGGTACCGGTACAGAGTCTAATCCTGTTTTTGCTTATGCAACTATTCCTAACTTTGATGGAATAACTGGTGCACAAATAGGACAAGGTTCAGGGTATGCTATTACAACAGGGAAATATAAAAATGATCTAAGAGATACAACAGATTATTCAATAACTAATTTTTTCTATTTTACAGTTAACTCAGATACTGCTACAACAGGTAATATAAAAGGAGGAGGCTACGGTTGTTCCGTTGGGCCTATAACAATAGAAGCATGATAAATAAAATTTGGAATTGGATAAAAAATATATTTAAACCTGAAAAACAAGATCCACATCTTGTTTTGTATGAGGAGCCACAAGAAGAAACTGCTAAACAAAAAAAGATACGTTTAAAGCATAAAGGGGATATTAAATAATGGCTGGATTAAGTTATAGCGATTTAGTTACAAATATTAGAAATTATACAGAAACAGATTCTAATGTTTTAACCACAGCTGTTTTAGAGAACATAATTTTAAATGCTCAATATAGAATAATGAGGGAGATACCTATTGATTCTGATAGAAAACAACAAGAAGGTAATTTAGTTGTAGGTCAAGAAACTATTAATGCTCCAGCAGGGGCATTATTTATTAGAGGTATTCAAGTATATGATTCAACATCTGCTATAACAGGAGCGAATGTTTGGTTAGAAAAAAAAGATGTAACTTATTTACAAGAATATGTGCCATCTACAGAATCAGCAAAAAGAGGACAACCCAAATATTATGCTATGTATGGTGGAGCAACAGGAAATACTGACACTACATCTGGTAGAATGATGTTTGCTCCGGTCCCTGATGCAACATATAAATTTAGGGTTCATTTTAATGTCATGCCAGCTACTTTAGAGTCTGGAAATCAAACTAATTATATTAGTTTAAATTTTCCGAATGGTCTATTATACTGCTGTTTATCAGAAACTTATGGATTTTTAAAAGGTCCAATAGATATGTTGACATTATATGAAAATAAATATAAACAAGAGGTACAGAAGTTTGCTAATGAGCAAGTTGGTAGAAGACGAAGAGACGACTATACTGATGGTGCTGTTCGTATACCAATAACATCGGCAAACCCGTAGGAGATTAAATTATGGCAATAACATCAGCAGTTTGTACTAGTTTTAAAGTAGAACTTTTAAAAGGAGTTCATAATTTTACAGCTACAACAGGAAACACATTTAAAATAGCACTATACACAAGTTCAGCTTCATTAGGAGCAGGCACTACAGCTTATTCAACATCGAATGAAATTACAAATTCATCTGGAACTGCTTACACAGCAGGAGGCGCAACTCTTACAAGCGTAACTCCAGTCGCTGATAGCACAACTGCAGTTTGTGATTTTAATGATGTAAGTTATACTTCAGCGTCTTTTACAGCAAATGGTGCTTTAATTTATAATGATACAGCTTCTGGTGACCCGGCATGTGCTGTTATAGCATTTGGTTCTGATAAAACTGTAACTAGCGGAACTTTTACAATTCAATTTCCAACAGCAGACGCAACCAACGCTATTATAAGAATAGCATAAGGAGGCACTCCTTATGGCTACTTCAATCTGGGGCGGAGACGATCCACTCGTAGCATGGAATCAAAATTCATGGCAATCTAATGTTGCAACTGTTTCATTAACAGGTGTATCTGCAACCACATCAGTTGGAACTGTAAAATCTTTTCCTGAGGCAGGATGGGGATCTGATGGTTGGGGCGAAGATGGTTGGAGTGGAACTTTTATAGTAGAGTTAACTGGAGTCTCTGCAACAACATCTGTTGGTTCTGTATCAGTAAGTGCTGAAATAGGTTCTGGTTGGGGTAGAGGTGAATGGAACAACAACGAAGGTTGGGGTATTCAAGGAACAGTTCTGCTTGATGGACAATCAGCTACAACAAGTGTAGGTTCAATATCTCCTGCTGATGTAATGGGATTAACAGGAGTCTCTGCAACAGTAAGTGTTGGATCACCTACTATAATTGGTAATGTTTCATTTACATTAACAGGAGTTTCTGCAACAGTAAGTGTTGGATCAATATCACCTGCCGACATAGTAGGACTAACAGGTCAAGCTATGACTTCTGCAGTAGGTTCAATATTACCTGCAGACGTAATTGGAGTTACGGGAGTTTCTGCAACAACAAGTGTTGGTAGTCCAAATATTACATCAAATCCTCTTGTCCTACCAACTGGAGTTTCTGCAACTGTTTCTGTCGGAGCATTAGCACCAGCAGATGTAATGGGATTAACAGGAGTATCCATGACTTCTGCAGTAGGATCTTTAAGTCCTCCTGTTGTTATGGGATTAACAGGTGTTTCTGCAACAGCTTCTGTAGCTATATTTGGCACTTCAACAGGTTTTGGAATTCAAGCATATTCAAGCGTTGACACTGGTTCAAATTCATCGTATACAAATGTTGCAACTGGATCAAATACAAGTTATAGTGACGCTGCATAGGAGATAAAATTTATGGCATCAACATATACACCTTTAGGGGTAGAACTACAAGCAACTGGTGAAAACGCAGGAACTTGGGGAACAAAAACTAATACAAATTTACAAATTATAGAACAAATTTCTGGTGGATACATTTCAAAAAGTATTGCAGGTGGTGCACAAACTACAGCTTTATCTGTTTCTGATGGAGCAACAGGTGCAGAACTTTCACATAGAATGATCGAATTTACAGGTTCAATTACAGGTAATCAAATTGTAACAATACCTTTAGATGTTCAAAACTTTTATATTTTAAGAAATTCAACTTCAGGATCTTATACAGTTCAATTTAAATATGCATCTGGATCAGGAGATTCTTTTACTTTTTCAGCTACAGATAAAGGTGATAAAATTGTTTTTGCTACAGCAAACGATGGTACAAACCCTGATATAGATACACTAGCTATTGGAACAGGTATTTCTGCTGTTGTCGATGATACTACACCACAATTAGGTGGCAATTTAGATGTTAATGGAAATGATATTGTTTCTACTTCAAATGCAGATATTGATATTGTTCCAAATGGAACTGGTGATGTTGTTCTTTCAGCAGATACAGTAAAAGTTGGAGATAGTGGTGCAGCCGCTACTCTTACGTCAAATGGTGCAGGAGCACTAACTGTTACTACTGGAGGCGCTGCAGATCTAGTTTTAAGCACAAATAGCGGAACAAACTCTGGAACTGTTACTATTACAGATGCTGCTAATGGAAATATTACCGTAGCACCAAATGGAACAGGTAGAGCAAAAGTAACTAATGCAACATCAAGTTCAACACAAACTGTAACTACTGATGGAAAAGGTCTTGTCTTCTCCATGGTTTTCGGGTATTAATATAGAAGGAGATTATAAAAAATGGCAACACCAAATTTAGTAAATATAGCAACGATCACACCTAAAAATGCTATGGGTAGTTTATCTGATACAAACAGAACTACAATGATAGATGTTCCTGCAGAAACTGCAGTAAGAATTGATACAATATTATTAGCAAACATTGATGGAACTAACGCTGTTGACGCAACAGTAGAAATTAGTAATGACAATGGTTCAACTTATTATAAAATTGCAAGTACAATATCTGTACCTGCAGATTCAACATTAGATTTAATTGCTAGACCTATATATTTAGATGAAACAGATTTAATTGCTGTTACAGCCGGAGCTGCAAACGATTTAGCTTTTCATGTTTCTTATGTAGAAATGGTTGATTAATTTTAGGGAGGAAAGAAAACAATGCCAAGAATTATAAAATCAGCTAAAGGAACTTTCACAACATCTACCGTAACTATTGATTCTTCAGGAAGAGTTGTTGCAGCAGCAACAGGTTCTGCTGGAGGTGCAAACCAAGTTCCAGCATTAATGGTAACAGATGGAACTAACGGTACTTACACTGCAAGTAATAATGCTAATTTTGGATTAGCTTATGTCTACGCTGGCGGTGGCGGCGGCGGTGGCGGCGGAAATTATCCAGGAAATGAAGGTGGAGACGGCGG